GTACTTAACGCCTGCATCAGTGCAAGAAATGTACGACGAAATACAAAAACACAAAACCAAAGAGCCTGAGTCTATCGAACTAGCAATGGAAGCAGTTGCAGGATGGTAATTAAACTAGCACACTATCGGACAGCATGCGCCACATCTGTTGAGATGCTGGAAGACATTGTCTATCCGCAACGAGTTCACTGGATCCCAGAGACATATGCTCGTACAAAAACAGGTATGGTTTATGTGCCACATAAGCTTGCCGAACGAGTACTAGACGCCAAGTTAGCAACGCACTTACGTGAAAACCCAGTAGGCAAAACAGCATTTATCTTTGCCGGTGGCAACAGCCACATTGCAGGCATTGGTGCTCGTGAATATGACACTCAGCTGTCATACACTTACAAGTTTTTACCGTTCACACTGACACAAGTCTATGCTGGTCGGACTGCAAATGCTTTTGGTGCCAATGACCATATTGTCACAGATTCATCTGCATGTGCCTCCAGCTTAAAAGTGTTGATGGATGTACAAACACTTATAAAATGCTACGACTTTAAACGTGTGGTCGTCCTGTCGTTCGAGGATGCCGTCTCTAATGCGGTTCTGGAATTCTTTGGTGAAGCCAAAGCATCTCTTACAAAGCGTGAAGAAGAACAAGGCGTGCTTCCATCCGCGTTTGATGATAAGAATCAAGGCTTCTACGTTGGTCAAGGTGCAGTCTTGGCAGTCTTTGAAAGCGATGATGTGTGCCGTGAACCACTGGCAACTTTGCACGGTGCATACACAGCAAGTGAAGACTATTCGAATGCAATCGGCCAACGTGAGGACGGACAAGGTTTTGCTCGTGCCATTGAAGGCACACTAAAGTTTGCCAATGAGAACCGACACAAGATCAGCATTGTGAAGACTCATGGCACAGGTACAAAATCAAACAATGTTTCTGAAAAAGCAGCGTTAGAAAGTTGCTTAGATGAGTTTGTGGCAACATCTTATAAGCAGCGAATCGGTCACACAATGGGTGCCAGCGGCTTACTTGAAACATGCCTTTTAATTGATGACATCAAGCGAGGCGTAGTGCCTGCCATTCTGAATAGAACAAGTGAAGATCATCGTTATTTGTCGCATGACATAGCACCACCTAGTGGCATGATTTTGTCATTAGCCGCAGGGATGGGAAATGTTTATTCGGCAGCATTGCTGTCACTGGAGACGTAATGGCTACTTCAAAGATGGTTGATAGCAGGTACCACAACCTTGATGTGTTTTCAATCGTGAATATTGCTGTGAAGCAAATGCCACGGCCTGAAGGCATGGATGACAAAACATTGGTGGCGACTATCTTGTCTGAAGTCACAATGCCTGAGTGTAAAGCAAACAAGTTTGGCAATACACTTTTCATCATGCACACAAAAGATCGAGTATGCTCTTTTCGTGCATTTAACGCAGATATTGCGCCTAACTTTGTCAACAATAGCAAGAAATTTTGCTTGTGGGCGTACAATGAAGAAGGCCTAGACTACGGTGTTTGCGATTTCACTGATGTAGCCATAGCTAAGTTGTTTAGCGCAATTGGTCGAAACCCTCCTCAGTCAGGCATGGGTTTCTCCATGACACAACAAGGCGACCAATACCAGGTCACGCTTAAGTTCGGGAAGGAGCGTGCATAATGTCTGCTGCAGTTGCCGTAGCTAAAAAAGTTGTTGAAGCCCCTGTTAAAGTTGTTGAAGCGGTTGGCGAGAAAATCATTAAGCCAGTTGCAAAGTTTGTTGAAAAAGAAGTTATTAAGCCTGTTGTAAAAGCAGTTGACAACACAATTAAGGCAATTGAAAAAGACCCGATCGGTACGATTGCTCAGATTGCAACTGCAGTTGTTGCACCTCAGTTTCTTCCATTGGTGTCAGGCGCAAACACGCTTGCACACGGTGGTTCGCTTGAAGATGCTGTTAAAGCCGCTGCAGTTACTTATGTCGGCGGCAAGATGGCGTCTACAGGCGCTACCATTGGTTCAAACGTAGCCAAGGCCCTTGATGTGGGCGCAACTGCAGCTAAGATTGCAACGAACGTTGGTGCGGCAGTTGGCTCAACTGTAGTTGCCGGCGGTGATGTAGGGCAGGCAGTAACAGGGGCAATTGTTGGCACAGGCATAGGTGAAACTTTAAACACGTATTTACCGCCTGACACATCTGCTGCTACAAAAAAGGCAATTGGTAGTGCAGTTGTGGCAGAAATGCAAGGTCGTGACCCTGTTCAGGCAATGGCAAATTCTTATGTTGGCTCAGGAACAAAGTACGCCATTGACAAAGGCGTTGATTATGTGTCGGATGCGTACAAAAATCTTACAAATCCGCCTAACAATACAACTTCGGCTTACTATACATCTCCTGAGACAACTAACAACACAACTTCAGCTTACTATAACCCCCCTGAGCCAATGTTGGCATCCAATAACTCTGGTTCAAGTTACACAGGAAGTGTGAACGCTGGGTCATTGCCAACAAGCAAGGGTATTGAATTAGCATCGTCAGACAGTAACTTTAGTCCTGAAATAAACGTACAGGTTTCAGGCACCCCAATCTTTGCTGATGATCCTAGAGCTACAAAGGTTGAACCGCCTCCTGGTTATCGACTGGTAGACTCTAGTGAAGGTACGCCTGCATACAATGAAGAGTATGACGCAAACGTGGACCCTAAAAAAGGCACGTTTTACGACATGGCTCAGAATGCATGGTTCACAAAAGACGAAAAGCAAGAACAAGATCTTGCCCAAATTCGTGACATGTTGGCAACTTCAGGTCCACCATCAATGTATGGGAATGTAGTAGCTGAAGAAGGGCAAAACCCTGACATTAAAGAAGCTGAGTCGCCGTTAACTATTAACCCTGAACTTGATCGTGCTGACGAAGGTGATGTAGATCTCTACAATGAGCTTGCGCAACGAGACAAAGCTGTAACTACCGGTTCATTGCCTACAATAGCGGATCGTGTTACGCCTATAGCGCCTTTACAAGTATCAAACGCACCTACAAACAATAGCTCATCAGGCTACTACACGTCTGTAAACAATGATTCATCTAATTACTACACATCACCGCTAACTAGTAAACCTGAACTTGATCGTGCTGATGAAGGTGATGTAGATCTTTACACTAAGCTTGCACAACAAGAAGGCTTTTTAGCTCGTAGTGACAGTGGCATGTATACGTATGTCAACTTAAGCGACTTTGACCCTCAAGAAGCGCCTGGTTACACTATCGTAGATAGTGAAGGCAAAGAAACTTATGTGACTTCAGACACGCTTGGCACGATTAGTGACATCACCAATGATACTGAACTAACTGAACAAGACAAGCTCGACAGCATCAACAATATTTTCGGCCCTGGCATGTCGGAACAAGACTTCATCAACAGTGAAGAAGAAGGCGACATTACTTTTGACGACTACGCCAATGCTGCAAATAAATACACTCAGCCTACACAAGCAACCTCATCGCCTTTAACAGAAGCTAAAGATGAGTTAGACAGTCTTGATGAAGTAGTTGTGCGGCCTGGAATGGATGAAGAAGACTTCATCAACAGCGAAGAAGAAGGCGACATCACATTAGAAGACTATGAAAAAGCAGCTGAGAAATACACTAATGAACCTACGATAACTGCTCCGTTTAGGCCTACTCCTCCAAGCACGCCTAGACCTGGTGTCCCTGTTACGCAACCTGAATCACCTGACCCAGGTGCAACAAGTGCAGGTGGTACAAAAGCATCAGCATCTTCTGTAAGTGCTGCTTTACCTGTTGCACCACAAGGCAACATGCTAGCAGCTGCGCCGTTGGTTGAGTCACAATCAAGCATACAACAGCTTACACAGCTTTATCCTCAGTTAGCGAATGTGCGACCTGACATACTGCAAATGCTGTCCGGCAGTGGCTCATCGAAGTCGTCATACTACACGTACGGCGGTTCAAACATGTCAACGCCTCTTATGAACACCAGCATTTCAGGTAGCCCTGGCCCTGGTTCACCATTAAGGAACATTGGCACTGTGTCAACCGATCCAACCGGCTATCAGTCATTTAGCCCTTCAGGCAGTCTGACACAACAAGGTCTAGGTATGATCGGGTTTAAGAAGGGCGGCCCTGTTTCACAACATGTGCCTGAATTCATTACAGGCGAGACAGGGTACTATGTCCGAGGCAAAGGCGATGGCCAGTCAGACGACATTCCAGCAATGTTGGCGGATGGTGAATATGTGTTCGATGCAGACGTAGTGGCTGCATTAGGCAACGGTTCAAATGAAGCAGGCGCTGAGATCCTTGACAAAATGCGTGAAGCAATTCGTAAGCATAAGCGATCTGCACCTCCAGGAAAGATTCCGCCCAAGGCAAAATCGCCACTTGAATATTTGAAGGGTATCTAATCATGTCATTAACACAAGGCGCACCATTACCGAATATCACCACAACGCAAGGGCAAACAACTACTGCGCCTAGCTGGTATACTGACTATCTCAGCGATCTGTCAAAGAACGTTACTGCACAGACCACGGGGCCAAATGCTGCTCAGTATGTAGGTGCACAACCACTACAAAATCAAGCATTTACTGCAGCAGGCGCACTTCCTGGCAAATATGATGCCACCTTACAGTCTGGCATTGATCTAACACAGCAAGTCGGTTCTACAGACGTTGCCAAACGAGCTGGCGAGTTTATGAACCCATATACGACACAAGTCGTAGATGCACTGGGTCAGCTTGGTCAACGTAACATTCAACAGTTCTTGGCACCACAAGCTACATCAGCTGCCGTAGGCTCTGGCCAGTTTGGTTCAAAACGAGGGGCTGAAGCGCTAGGTAGTGCAATCAACACAGGTCTTCAGAATCTTAATGCAACGCAAGCTCAAGCATTACAGACAGGCTATTCGCAAGCTCTTCAAGCTGCACAAGCTGACCAGCAGCGGCAGCTAGAGTCAGGCAGACAAATGGGTGCACTGGCACAGCAAGGTCAAGGGATGGACTTGGCAGACATTAATGCATTGGCTACCATGGGTGGTCAACAGCAGACTATTGCACAAAACGAAGAACTGTTTCCTTTGCAATCATTAAACCAAGGCGCACAAGCACTTCGTGGCTATAGCATTCCAACCAGCGTAAATTCAACGTACACCGGTCCAATCCCAGGCGCATATGCGTCGTCACCACTTCAACAGATTGCAGGTCTGGGCGCAGTGGTTGCAGGTTCGAGCAACACAGACTTTGGTAAGTACATAGGCAAGAAGATCAGTGGCTGGCTGAACGGTCCTGATAAGACAGCAGGGCTCAACACAGGCCAAGTTAATGGCGGCACACCTAATAATGATAGTTCAGGCTACTACCCTAATTCTCCTAACAACGATTCTTCAGGTTACTACCCTAACACTGGCGGTGGTAGCAGTCCTGTTTATGACTTTGGTGATGAAGGCACTGTATACGACAACTACTTTGACGAACTTGGCAATGAGTTCTCACCAGGCGGCTCGGAGATATATGACTACTAATCGGAGATAAAGATGGCATTACCTACAGCAGTAGTTCCGCCTGCGCCTGCAATGTTAGGTGCAGGTGAAGACAGAGCAAAACAAGAGTATTTTGAAGCACTTCAGAAAACATTGTCTGCACTTGAAGCACGAGCCAATCAAGGCACAAACTGGTGGCAAGTTGCAGGTGCACTATTAAGCCCTGGTAAGACAGGCAACATTGGTGAAGCCCTCGGTAATGTTGCCGGCGTGATGGGTGAACAGCAGCAACGACAACTTGAGCAACAAATACCTATTGCACAAGCTCGTGCACAAATTGCAGGTCAAAAATACGAGATTGAAAACCAAAGCAAAGCAATTCAACTGCTGTCTAGAGCAATTGGTGCACCACCACAAGTAGTTGCGCAACAGTTGGCTGATGTTTCACGTCCACCACAATCTATTGCAAATATTCCGCCTGCAGTGTATGCACAGATTGCAACTTTGTCGCCTAAGGTAGGTGAAATTGTGAAGAACATTGCTGAAATGTCAAACAAGAATGCAACTTTAAATCTTGATCAGCAAAAGTTTAAAGAAACACAGACACAGAACAAAATTACAAATGCTCGTGAAGATCTTAAGTCAGGCATGGGCATAGCTGAGCTTATTGCCAAGTATGGCAATGACATTGTAGGACTAATTAACACTAACAAGCCTGCGTCTCCTGCAGGTGCAATGCCGCCTCCTGCGGCACCACAAGCTGCGCCTCCTGCGGCACCACAAGCTGCGCCACCTGTTGCGCCAGTTAATCCAGGTACTTTTGGAGAGCCTTCGGGAATGCCGTCTGCAGTCCCTAGTGGTGTATCACCTGTTTCTGTGCCTCAAGGCAAGCCTATGGGACCACCTCCTACAAGCGCAGCACCGGCACCGGCACCAGTAGCACCTCCGCAGTTGAGCATGCCGCCACCTGCAAAAGTGCCATTAAGCGAACAGCCTGTCATAGCACCAAACAAAAGTTCTTTAGCAAATAGAAACCCACAGCTTGCTGTACCGCCTAGTGTTGCCAGCGTTGCTAGTGCAATTGACGACTTGTCTAATCTGCCTTTGGCCACACAGGCTGAAGTTAAGAAGAAGCGACTGGAAGAAGGTGACAAAGTATGGCAAACAAAACGTGACGAGATCTTTTCGTACACACCACAAACGCTGCAAGGGTCAAATACTAATCTTCGACAGTTGGACTACTATGCAACTAAGTTCCCCAACGTTTTTGCATTGATGCAACAGCAAGGAACAATTGCAGCTTTGCAACAAGCGGCACAAGATGGTATTACATTGCAGGCAGGTCAGTTTAATGCACGGGTCGGCTTAAACGTTCGTGACTTCTTGCAAAAAGTAAAGCTTAACCCGAACGAGCAACAAGCGGCTAGAGACGTTGGTCGAATTCTTGGATCTGAATTCTTGAACAACTTAAAAACCCAGCGTGGATTGCTAGGTGTTAACCCAACAGACAACGATGCTCGATTGTTGCAAGCGCCTATGGCAAGTATCGATGATTCAGCCAAGACAATGCAGTTCTGGGCACGAAACCAACTGTTGCTGAACAAACAGCGTGAAGCTTTGTATGGCGGCTTACAAAAGTATAGCCAACAAGCAGGGCCAACTAGTTCACCTGGTGCGTTCTTCCGACCAGGCAGCATTTATGAGAAGATCAACAATGACTATGCCAACTATCGCATGCAGTTGTTCAACCAATTCAATCCAAAATAGGTGACACATGGAAGACGATCTTTCTAAGATAGACCCTTTGTTTGCTGCGCCTCCTGGACAAACAGTGCCTCCTAATGAAGAACAAGCAGGCAACACATTAGCAGACATTGACCCTATTTTTGCAAACCCAATTGGTCCATCAGCTGATGCAAGCAAAAGCTCGCCTCCAGCACCTCCTCCTCGTGACAATACGCCTGAAGTTGCAGGTGGCGCAGTAGGCACAGCAGTCGGCTTGTTTGCGCCTAAGTATGAAAACCCCAAGCTTACATCGGCTAGAGCAGACTATGCAGGCTCTAGAGCTGCTGAAGGACAACTACGAGGTGACCTTACACGTATGCAAGGCGAGCGTCTCGATGCAATGGACAATGCTAGGTTTGCAATACAAGATGCAGATGCCGGTGTGAACATAGCAAGACAAGAGCTGAATGCAGCTGAAGAAGCGGCAAGACAACTTAATGCTTTGCCTGAGTCATCACCTATTTCATCGGCAGACAATGTTGTGAAAGGTGCATCTGATGTTGACGGTGCACTGAGTCAAGGCGCTTTAAAGCACTCTGAAAAGATGGGTGAGGTTAGAGAAGCCAACCAAGTCAGGAAAGGCATTGCGGGTTACAAGCAAGGTCTGCCGACATCCGAACGTGTTCCCTTAACCGGTTATACACAGTCAAGCCGCTTGATCGTGCCGAATGAACTGGCTAATGCGCCTGTGAAATCAGCTGCGCAAATAGAAGCAGAAAACAGGCTTAAAGAAGCTAAAGACAAACATGCTGCTGCAGTTAAACAAGCTGCTGAAGCAAAAATGAAGCAAGAATCAGCAGGCAAGCCTTCGCGGACTGAGTCAGGTCTTTCGTCTGATGTTACAAAGGCTTCAAGCACTACAGCAGGTAAGAAGGCAGCGCTGGAAGAACTGGAAAAAGCCAGAAGCTTCTTGTCCAAGATCCCAGGGTTTAACACTCTTATGGGTGGTTTATCAGGTGCCGAGCTTGTTCATGCTTACCGCCAAATTCGTGCAGGAAATACGTTGGATGGCGTAATGGCAGGTCTTAGTGGTGCAGGCGGCTTAATTGCCATGGCACCTCATCCTGTTGCAAAAGCAATCGGAACTGCTATGGCAGTGCCACCACTTGCATACCAAGCTTATCAGGCATACAAGGGTGACAATGCAGGTGTGCCAACACAGACAGACCCAATGGGTAACTAGGCATGCTCAATTGCAGCCTTAACATTCCGAATCATTGAATTCTGTAGCTGCTTAACTTCTTCAACTGTTAGTGTGGTAACACCATCATGTTCTTGAGTTGATGCTTCTAAAATCTTAGTGTCGATTGCTCGACGTAGCCGTTCACGCATCAGAATCTCGCCTACCGAGAATGCTTCAACCCAGATACTGTATGGGTCTTTAAGCAGATCTCTGTTTGATGTGTGCTCTAGCAGCTTAACCCAGTCGTCGAATGCTTGCTTGACATGAAAGTCGGTTGATGTAATGATCACAGTTCTTTTCCTTTAGTGTTGAGCCACATTCTTAAAGTCGACATACCGCCGTCAATTAGAACATGGTTGGGAAACCGCTGGTACTTGTGGTACAGCGGATGGTTGATGAAGTTCTTCATAAGTAAGTATGCATCAGCATCAGGAGGACTCATGCCCATGGCTCTATCAGTATCAATGCACTTAATACTGTATGGGCCATCAAACTCTTGAGTGATTTTATGAACCTGGTCATTTAGCAAACCAATGATGATGATTCTAGGCTTATGAACGTTTGTAGTGTTGTAAGTCGGGTCGTGCTTTTCAAGTCTAAACTCATGTTCCAACGTTTTAACAGCCGATCTAACTTGTGCCTTCACCATACCTGCAATTCGTTCAACGATGGCCTCGACTAGGCCGTCCAAACTGACTTCTGACGGAGCCGATGAAGGCTCTACCATAGGAGTTGGCTGTGCAGCCACAGGCTTTTCCTTAGGAGGAAGGTAGTTTTGAAATCTAGACTTTAGTTTGACGGTTAAGTTGGCACAGGATGAATGACTGTTAAATGGTCGACGACGATTTTCTGGAAGAACAATTTGTGAATGCCTTAGTGCATCATAAGGTCCTAGCCTGTTTATATGCATTACTTCAAGTGCACGATTAAGCACAAGTTCTTCTTCAACGGATGTCCAACGAATTTTTGTTTTCATGTTTAGCCTTTTTGCAGTATTTGAATTTAGTGACAAAGTAACGATAATGCCTGACACTTCTATTGAGTGCTTGCTTCTTTAGCCCTTCTTCTCCACATACATCGACTTGCCTTTCAAGAAAAACAACAACTCGACTTAGTGAATGCATTGTGTGAGTTTTCCAGTTTGGGTGGTCGGTCACAAAATGCTTAAAGATTTGTTTACGCTTTGTTAGCGTCATCCTTGCTAGAGAACTCTGAATTTCAAACCAGCTGTTCATATGTGGTGTGTCTTAGTGATTGCATCAATTTGGTTAAGCAAGTCTTCACGAATTTTCAGGTAGGTGTCACTGCCTGCATATTCATCGCGCCCTTGTGTGTGGTAGAACTGTTCTTCACACCAGTCAAAGTTGTCATTCTTGGCATTAGGCGGAAAGATGTTTGTCTTACCTTTGGCAGATTGCCGTTGGTAGAAAGCATCAGGTTTACGGAAGTCCACCAACCCTTGTAGGAATGGATACACCTTTAGAACTTCTAGCCATAGCTTCATGGCAATGATGTTGTCTACCGTCGTCTGAATTTGTTCATCACCGCGCATAATGCAGTAACCAATGAGGTCTTTAATTGTGCAACGTACCATGTAAAAGTGCTCAAAATTGCGCGGCATGATAGTTCGAGCATCAAGGCCATGGACCAAACCGCTATCAAGCATGTCCACATACAGTTCACGAGCCATTGTCGTAATTTGCTTATAACGTTCATAGAAGTCCTTGTTGGCCATGATGCCGGGTTTAACCATCACACGATCATCACGCATATCGCGATCACCGTGAACTTGTGCTGCAAAACTGAATAGCCGATGACGTATCAGATGTGTTGTATCAATCATGTCCATGCCGTTAACTGACCATGTGATGTTGATTGTTTCCATGGCGGTAGGTAACAGCTCATAGCGGAACAGTTCATCAATTGTTTGGTCAATGTCTGCTTTTGGAAAATCCCATTGGATCTTGTCATTCCATGTGTTCATTAAGAACACTGAAATTGTTTTACGAAACTGGTCAACCGTAGGCGCATGTACGATCTGAACGTCTATGTTTTCCAGTTGGTTGACAAATTCGATAGGACCAGGTTGCTTACCGAATTTAAGTTTTGTGTGCATCTTTTGAAGATGCGGCATTTGTGATTTAGAGACCTTGGGCATTTGTGTTTTCTTTCATGAGTTGTAGTTCTACTAGTCTTGCATATCCTGCAATGTCTGTCCAGCTATCCACATGGGATGGCGATACAGCCAAGCGAGAAAGTTTCATGGCGATCTTAGAGAGATAAATAACATGGACAGGATCCATTTCTTTATTGTGTTGCTTGCGATACCTGTCCTTTATATTTTCAAGGATAACTGCTTCTAATGAAACACCCTCAAAAAAATCACCATACACCTCGCCTCTCTGTTCTAAAACTTGATCTGTCGTTTTCATGGCAGCACCTCATAAGGTTGAAGTTTTTCCTCAAGTTTAGCTAACCGTTTTGCGCTATTTTCATGAACGTCTACCATGTAGCCGCCATTACCTAGGCCTATTTCGTTAGCCGAATACTGAAGGCACTGGAGTGCATCGGCATAATGAACGACCAATGCTTCAGTCGTATCACCATGGTATAGGCCACAATAGTCTCTAAGCTGTTCTGGAAAGCCTTTCACAATTTCATGTTCGGCTTGCTTTAGTGCATCGGCAACTATTGGAAAGTTTTTCTTGACCAAGTGGTTTACATCAGATATTTCCATTTCAGCCAAGTCATGGCATATGGCAATCTTGACTGCTTTGTCAACATCAAACTTGTACGTTTTTGATAGCATAAGTACACCAAGTGCCACGAAGAAACTATGTGTTGCAACGCTTTCTTGGTGAACCACAGGCTTCATGCTGTAACGCTTGGTGTGTTCAAGCGTGTAGCTTTGCATAAAGAATGAAAAGTCGCCTTTATTCATAGCTAATATCTTCTTCAGACCAATTACGGCGAATGAAGACCTCTTCTATCTTTATCTCATCTAAAGCCCTAACCAACTCTGGATATGAGCGTACAACTGACCCTGATGCTGCCAGCACCAAGTTAAATTTCTGACCAGGTTGTCCACCAAGCCAGACATAAATGATAGGAATGCACTTTGCATAGCACCAGCCTGCTTCAAACATTGTGCCAGGGTCCTTGCCATCTGTAATACAAACGGTTAAGTCACTTCTGTCTAATGCTTCTAAGTTAATGTTAAGCACTTGTTCTGGTGTTGTTTTACCTGGCTCATACAGACATTCGTCTTTGGGGCTAAAGTACTTGAAGCTTTGCCTCTCTAAGATGCTTTTAATTTCTTCTACAATGGCAATTTGTTCTGGATTAAAGAACGGACCTGCAATGTAGACATACGGATGTTTTGTGATTGTTTCCATTTTGTTCCTTACAGTTAAGAATTTTTGTTTGTTTACTTAGTAAACAGTTGCATTGTACCATGCTTTAGAAAAGTAAACACTTTTTTCGCTAAACTACCTCCGTTTCTCTGATCTTTTTTGCATAGTCCCTCACGGCATTCATAAGGGCTTGTTGTGTTTTATCCTTGCTACCAATGGCAGTCACAATGGCTTCATCAATAGTGTCTTTGGCAATGATCTGATGAACCACAATGTTATTCCTTTGGCCTTGGCGCCAAAGACGGCGGATGAACTGATCATAGATTTCTAACGACCATGTGTTGCTAAACCAAATTACTGCATGCCCAGTTCCTTGCAGGTTCAAGCCGTGACCTGCCGATTGTGGGTGTGCCAGCAACACAGGGTAGTCACCATTGTTCCACTTGTCAATGATGCCAGTTAAGTCTTTGTCTTTAACACCGGAGCCAATGAACGGGGCATCAGGGAACAGCTTTTGCAGTCGTTCTAAGTCATGCCTGAAATGGTAGCCAATCAAACAAGGCTTGCCATTCAGACCTGTAACCAGTTCTACAACAGCATCCAGCTTTTCATCATGCACATTCTTAACTTGACGTTCCAGCCCATCCATGTAGATTGCACCATTGGCTAACTGTTGGCACTTACCTACTGCAACCGCAGCTGTAGAAGCAGTGACTTGATCACTGTCAAACTCAATAAGCAACTTATCTTCCAGTTCCTTGTAAAGCTTCCTAGCTGCTTTAGGTAGTTCCACATAAACACGATTGAGCATCAATTCTGGTAGGTCCAAATAGTCCTCGGCTTTCATACGAAGGACTTTGTCAGCCAACAACCCATGAATCTTGTCCTCTGACTCAGGCTTTAAAGTCCATGTGTAGCCACCATAGCCAGTTTGATAGAAGTAGTTTGTAC